TCGCCACCAGATGTTAAGTTATTATACTTGAAAAAAGTAATCTTATTACCCGGAGTAGCGGAAAGGTCGGTCTTAACCTGAGCAAACTGGTCAAACTTCATAACAGGCAGTGCTTGGAACATAATATCCTTGCTATAAATAGTAAGGATAGTCTTAGAAATCTCATCTGTAGATAAGTTTACCTTTGTATAAATATCATCAGTCATTCTGGTTTATCACCTCCTTTCCTATATTAAATATGTTTTAAAGCCTCCTTCAAAAATCTCTCTCTATTGGCTTCCCAAACTTTAGGGTCTTTTACATTCTTAATATCAGCAATTGTAGCTCCTGTATTTAATCCATCATTTTGAGGAGCTATACCTGTACCTATTTTATCTTTTTGCTTAGATTCTCTTAGCTTAGCTAGTTCTTTATCTCTAATAGCTACATATTCAGCATGAGCTTTTTCAGCACTTTCAGCCAATTCTTCAACAGTTGTGCCGGTAACTAGAGACGCAATAATCTCATCACCGTATCTTGATAAGATATCTTTCTTTGCTAGCTCTAGTTGTAGATTAGTAATCTTGCTATTAGCTGCTTCCACAAGTTCTTGCATTTGTTGTTGTAATCTATTATTAGATTCTTCTAGTTCTTTTAATCTAAGCTGTTCTTGTTCTTCAGCAGATAACTTTGACATTTCATATTCACGTAACTTTTCTTCTGCAGCCTTTCTTGCTTCCTCAGCAAGCCTAGCATCTTCTTTATATTTTTCAAATGATTTATAAAGCTTGTCTTTCTCTTCTTTTCTCACAGCTTCAGTAATTTCTTCACGAAGTGCTTTTTTAAGCGCCTCTACATCAATACTTTCTTCTTTCTTCTTTTTTTCTGGTTTACTTTCTGGTTTTTCCTTTTCTTCTTGCTCTGGCGTATTCTCTAATTTAACTTCCTCGTCTTTTTCATCCATGTTTTCTCACTCCTTTCTAGGTAATCTTGTCAGATTTGTTAGCCTCATCCTCCCAATCAATTTGATTCACATGCTTTGCCCAAGCATCCTCCTTAGGAGAGACAATTTTTACAGGCGTACTGGCAGATTTAACTACCTGGTCAAAGACTGCTTGATATTTAGTGTTTTGAGCGGATTCTGTTGATTTGAAGCTACCTCTAGACATTTCACCTCCTTATAATATATCTTTACTATCGGATATCTAAACATTAGGCTTTAATAAAGCTTAAGATTTCTTCATTATTTGTTCGTTTACTACTTGTTCTCCATGAACTACTGTATTTTTATTAACAGCTTTTCTAGCTTTCTCTTGCTCTGGTGTTTGTGGTATATTTTTCATAAATGCATCTGGGATATTATTTTGTGGCTCAGTATACTTTTGTTTTAATTGTTCAAGTCTAGCTTCAAAATCAGCATCATCTTCTCTTTCTTGCTCTATTTCTTTTAACTTTGTATCAATATTACGTACTCCTAAACGCTCCATTGCGCCTTTTTTAGACTCTATACCAAGATTAATCTCAGCAGCTATGTCAGCTAAATCTAATGACCTATCTCTAGGCAATAAAGCACCGTGGTCAATTTTCTGCTTATATATATCAGGCGGTTTTAAATTAGTAGTTATAAACTTATTATAAATACCTATATCTATTATAAGCTCATTTACTTTCTTAATAGCTTCATCAAAATAAAACCTAACATCATCAGCCAATTCAATTAGTGGTTCAAAATCAATAGATAAAGCAGTAGCAGAAGTATTACTTATATTTCTTTCACCACCTAATGATTTTTCTGGTACGCCGGATAATTCATGCATCCAACTTTTAATATCTTTCAAGAAGTCTCTAGCTTCTTCTATATTACCCTCACTAGATAAATTTTCAACCTTAGCACTAGTTGGTAAACCAGCCCATATTTTATTGGCTCCTCTTTCAAGCTGTTTAGCTTTAGCCCCATAAATTATAGTTATGGGAGCAGCATGATAATCAAGAATATCTGATATATTAGAAGTTTTTTCATTGAAAAGTTGATTCCCTTTCATAATATCTTCTACGATGCCATTTCCAAAATAGCTTCCTGCCTGTGGTTGGCATATACCATGTACTATGAGCATTTTATGAAGAGGATTATCTAAAGCTCTACTTTCAATAACCTCGTTCTTACTATTAGTTTCTTCAATAAATATCCTATCTTTGGTGTGAATTTCTTTATATATTTTATCTTCTACTTCTATAGAATTACCCACTAAAGTAAAATCTTGATAAGGTATCATTATAATACAGACTTCCATTTCACCAGTTTTAGCATTATACTGTGGAAATACAAAGCGAGGGTCTAATGCAACTATTTTTAAATCAAATGGATTTGCCTCCCTTTCTTCTAAGATATCTTCATCAGTAGAGGGCAACCATTGTGGATAGATATACCAATCACCAAATATTCCGCCAAAGTCTGCTACAGTATTAGTAATGAGTTTTACATTGTTCTCTTCCCAAACACTGTTTACCCAAGTATCTATACCATCCGCTTTTTGCTCTTCAGTAAACGCGGTTGTCCAAGGACTTCTAAAGGCAAATCTACGCAGTTTTGTTACAAATGCCTTACAATAATTAACAGTAATTTGGTCAAAACCCTCTGGAGATTGTTGACTCCAATGTTCTCCTTTATAAAAATCCCAGCAATTTTGATATTTTGCAGCACGCGTAGTAAACTCTGTGCCAAAATTCATTATCTGCGCATAAAAAGAGCTTGAATAAGCAGTGCGTTCAAAATCTCCTGGATAAGCAAATGTCAAATTATATCACCTCCTTTCTTATTATATCGTCCATTTATGCTGCACGCATAATCTCTTAATATTAGTACTTTCTAGGTCTACTGTAGACTCGCCCTAAGAAAGCATCCTCATTACTTCTACCAACCCTAAAGAAATCATTATCAGCTACTTCTATTTCCGGCATTGATTCAAAATATGTGCCATATACTGCTAAGGCTAATGCATCAGGAATATCATCATGACCTTTTTCTGAATCTACTGGTCGTGGATTTAATAATCGTCCGCTATAATGCTTTTTTAAAGTAGTCATTTGGTACTCAAACTTTCTAAATTTTTCTGTGCTTCTTATCTTAGCGTGTGCTGGTATAATAAGACGTTTATTTTCTACTTCCTGTATTAAATATTTATAGGCTTTATCCTTAGAGGATGGGCTAAATATAAAAGGAGTTACAAGTATGTCAGGTAAAAGCATTGCTAATCTTTCTCTTATTGGGTCGCCCACCCCAGTTGCATCACATATTATGGTACTTATACTGTAGTTATTTATAAAATTAACTATTTTTGGATACTGCTCTTCCCAAGCATCCCCTACTAATTCTAACCAATTTAGTATTTGTTTAGGCATGTTGCCATATTCATCTGTTTCTTCCCAGTAAGGTCTTAAAACCATGACTACAGTTGAATCAGTACTCTTACCTAAATCTATTCCGGCAATACAAGAAGAATCTTTATATTCAGTAACAAATTTAAGAGATTTATTATAGCATTTCTCTTCTAGTTGAGATTTGGTGAATACCATTCCTTTTGAAATAGGCCAAATAAGCCTATAGGCCATCATAATGCCTTCACTATCAAACCCTTGTTTATCTATTTCTTTTTGAACAAACTTTTTATACATAGGGTTATATTTTTGTGCTGTTAAGTAGTCAACCTCATAATGTAATTTCATATCCTTTTTATTATTTACATCTAAAGCTTTATTATGCTCAATTGTATCATAAAAATAACCTATATAAATATCTGGTGTGCCTGTAGCTACTACTGTACTATTAACTGCTGACCCGGACGGCAAAATTCCCTTTTCAATTTGGAAAGACTCAAGTTGCTGACAGTTGCCAGTAACTAGCACTACACCATTCTTTCTAATGAAAAACATGCCGGTACTTACCTCAAAACAATAAGCACTTCCGGTATTGATTTTTATATCCTCTTCAACTCGCCCGAAAGAAAAATCTTGCTTCCGATACATACTTAGTCTATAAGGATTATTATTCTTTGTTTCTATGGCTTTAATAGCAGAACAGTTTATACCGCTCTGTACACACACTTGTTCAGCGAACTCTACATTTTCTAAATTAGTACTATCATAATTTCTATGAGTATTTTTACAGCTATGTCCATTCCAATATAATAACTCTTTTATAAAATCTTCTCCACAATTATATGGTAGCCACTCTCTAAAAGGTTTTTTATAATCGGTAGAGTCAAGAGTAAATACTATTTTAGTATTTGGATTCCACTTTGAACCTTTACTAATTTTATACTCAATACCAGCTTTTGTTAGTAAATACTTACATCTAGGTAACTTTCCTTTTTTGGAGAGTTCTAATTTCCAAATTATTGCACCATCATCTCTTACATCATACTTACAGCCATCAGCATTAAGCATTATACCAATACGGTCAAGATATGTCAGTTTATATGCTTTTTTTAATATACCACTTTTGATGGCACAACGAGTGCTATTATTACTTTCCCAGAAATCACAAGCTTTTTCTTTCCTAATATTTAATGGATTCAGCGCTGTTGTATACACTATGTTATGTCCAGCAGTAGTAGTATACTCTAGGCCATGCTTACACTTGGCGGTTATTAACGAAACATTATCATGCTGTATATATCTTTTGGGCTGCTCATAAGATACTTCAAAGTATTTATTTAATACTGCTATATCCTGACCACCCCAAGAATCAATTCTAATCCATCCATCAGTAGTAAGAATCTCAGTATCACCACTTACGCACTCATCAAGTAAAATTAAATGATAAGTTTTAGACTCTACCTTAGCATTTTTGTTGCCAGATTGATATCTTATCAAAGACCTATTACTTAATTTTATGACATTGCCTCTACCACCACCGTGTGCTGGAATTGGCATCCTTAATTCTTCTGCGAACAATCTTTTGCTACTATCAGTAGTAAGTACATCATATATTTTATCAAACATTGTTGTGGCCTGCTCACTTGTGGGCGCAAAACATCCAATCCATAAACCTTTAGAGTAAAGTCCAAAAATATCTGGATATTGCTCAGCAAGCATTGGTAAAATAACTGCACACGAGGCTGCAACTGCGGCCACAGTTAAGGTTTTACCAGAATTTTTATTTAATATCCCACCACTTACATACCAACCCTTATCATAAGTAACATTCCAGGCATCTTGAGGCTCGATTTCTTTTATAGAAAGAATTGGACTATATGTGGCTGTCTCTCCACCTTCACAAGTAAAAGTTTCTATAACCTTTTCTGACCTTTTGCCAGACTTTAATAGTATAGGTTTATCAAAAACATCACCTAATTCTTCTTTAAACTTTTTAATGTACCTATTAGCTTGAATCTGTAAATAATACTGCTTTATGCTTCCTCGGCTAACTTTTATATAGGAAGATATACCGAGTTTGTTTAAAAGTTCTCTACAAAACTCTGCATACTTTAAAGAGCCATTGCAAAAAATAGTTATCACTGTT